ATACGGGCCGGTCGGCAGGAACGTGGTATAGGCCGTCGATGCCAGCGTCTGCGTATCTCCGGCCGTGTCGACGTAGGAGATCGACGTCACCGACGACACGGGCGGGAACGGTAGGTCAATGCACGGCGGGAAGCCGTCCAGCGTCAGCTCCCACGTCTGCGAGAGCAGCCGCCGATGGATGAAGTTCTCGACGTATTCGACGGCCGTCGAGATAAGGTCGCCGATGAGCGTGTCTTCGTCGGTGACGTCATCCGACACGCGCACGTGCCGTTTGACGTCATCCAGACGCACCGGCTCCGACGTGGGGCCGGACACAAGACTCAGGGCCACCTATCCCCCCTAGTAACCGACGGCGTAATACAGTTCGACGCTGATCTGCGACGACGGCTGGAACGCGTTGTCGATCACCAGCACCAGGCTGTCGCTCTCATGCACGACGGGATGGAGCGACGTGTTGGCGTAGCGCAGCACCGCGTGCTCGCACTGCAACGCGTCCCGATTCGCGCCCAGCCCTTCGAGCAGGTCATAGCCGAGATGCTCGAGCCGCACGTCGTAGTTGTCCGTCGGCGCGGCGCTCGTCGGAGACGCCGAGGTTGACGGCGAAATGGACGACGACGGTGACGTGCTCGCGCTCGGGCTCACCGAGGCCGACGCCGACCGCGACGCACTCGCACTCGGCGAGATCGACGCAGACGGCGACACGGACGCACTTGGCGACCGTGATGCGCTCACGCTGGCGCTGGGCGAGATGGACGCGCTCGGCGACAGCGACGAGGATGGCGAGAACGACGCCGACGCGCTCGGAGAGAGCGACGACGACGGCGAGATCGAGGCTGACGCGGACGGACTAATCGACGCCGAGGGCGACGTGCTGCCGCTCGGCGACGTGCTCGCGCTCGGACTCACCGAGGCCGACGTGCTTGAGCTGGCGCTCGAACTCGGAGACACAGACGCCGACGTCGAGGACGACGCCGACGTCTGCCCGCCAGGATTCGTTACCAGCTTCAGCAGCCGTCCCGAAAACTTCGTCGAGACAGCCGTCCGCGGGAACGTGCCGTCGCTGGCGTCGCCTACGCAGGCGAACACCAGCTTTCGGATGTGCCCGTACGACTGGGCGGTTTCAGTAATCGTGCCGGCCATGAGGGGTGCTCACAGCCGGTTAGTCGGTGATGGCAGCCGGCGGCGTCGCCTGCTGGAAGCTCGAGCGGATGAACGCGCCCACATTGGCAAAGTTCGTCGCCTGCGAGCTGTCCGACAGCGTCACGTAGACGCAGTCGTAGCCGTCCGTGAGCGACGCCGGGTCGATCTCGAACACGACCTGCTTGCTCTTGACGTTGGCCGTGACGGTGTAGCTGGCCGCGTCGGTCTGCTTGACCAGCGTGTCGCTCGCCGCCGTGTCTTCGTTCGACCACAGGGCCGACACCGGGCCGGCCGCGTTGGTGCCCGCCGCCACGTCGGTCGCCTGCTTGAGCGAGACGACCGTCGCGTGACCCACCGCCTGCTTGAGATCGACCACGATGGTCGCGCGGACGGCGTTCTTGAGCGAAATGACGTCCGACGTCACGCCGCCGTTGGTCGTCACCGGCGACGCCAACTGAACGATCTTGTTCACGAAGGGCATGTTCTTCCAGGCCATGTTCGGGTCTCCTTTACCGCGCCTGCAGGGTCACGAAGGGCGACAGCGTGTTCGAGCCCTTGTACGGGGTGATCGCGCTCGCCAGCTTCGGCTTGCCGTTGATGGGATACACCCACCGGAACGTGCGCTCGTTGTAGAGGAACCGCACGTGCATGGAATCCGCCGCCGTCATGTCCTTCGAGATGACCGCGTACTCGCTGAAGTCCGCGAGGACGATGTCGCCGACCGTGCCGAGCGCCGAGCACTGCTCGATGACGTTGACCGGACGGCCCAGCAGCGACCCGTAGGGCGACTGGCTCAGGCCACCGGGCGGCATGTAGACCAGCTGGCCGCCCGCCGTGCCGACCGCCACGCTCATCTGCTGCAGCTGCTGCAGGCATTCCTGGTTGACGTACCACTCGGCGCGGCCCATGTTGCGCGGGCGCATCCGCTGGGCCATCTTGATGACGTTCTCGGCCTTCAGCGTCGCCGCGGCCTGGCCGCTCTCCTTCGACTGCTGCACCGTGCAGTCAGCGTTAAGGATGCCGAGCATCTGGCCGGCGCCCGTGCCGCGGATGATCTCGTCGTCGATGCGGAACGAGAACTCGGACGTGAACGCCTTCTCGAACACGCTCTGCAGCAGCGAGGCGTCGCGCAGCAGCCGCTCGGTCGCGTAGGCGATGCCCATCAGGTCTTCGAGGCGCAGCTCGAAGAGGCCCATCGTCGGCTTGGTCGCCGTGACGGTGTCGGCCTCGGCGCGGCGGTAGACCTGCACGCCGCCCCAGCGGGAGCCGGTCGCGCGGCTGGTCTCGTTGATGAAGGGCGCCTCAATGCCGTCGTTGCCGGCGCCGATCGGGAACTGGTCGCACTTGCCGAGCAGCTGCGAGGCTTCCTGCGCCTTCTCGAGCAGGGAGGTCGACCACTCGTTCCGCACGAGGATGCCGCCGTCCGCTGACACGCCAGACGACGCGCCGGTCGGCCCGGCCACGAGCGCCGCTCGCACGTTCGGCGCGATCTGGTGCGCCATCCCGGGCATCGCCGAGTAGGCGACGCCCTGCAAGAACTCTCCGAAGCTCACCGGCTTGTCGGCGGCGAGGTCGCGGCCCATCTCCACGCGCGGCATACGAGCCGCCTCGGCGCGCTCATCGGCGGCCAGGCGCTCGGCCGTCGCCAGTTCGGCGGCGATGGCCTTGGCCTCGTTGGCGAGGGCGACCGATTCGGCGTTGATCGCGGCGATGCGCGCCGACTGGTCCGGCGTGCGGTCGGCACGCGCGACGTTCAGGAGGTCGTTGAGTTCAGCCCGCAACGCGGCCTGCTTGGCGTCGTTGTCGGCCTTGTCCTGCCGCAGCTGCTTGATTCCCATGTCTTGTGCTCTCCCAAACACGACAAAAGCCGCGGCAGCACCCAATCTGGGGGTGCTCGCCGCGGCTCGACGGAGTCGCGTGTTCTGTCTATTTTGTGGGCGAGCCGGGGGATGTGTTTACGATTGGGGGCTATCGCCCTGGCGACGGCGACGCCTCCAAGCAGGCGTCGGCCCGGTCCAGTAACGCGTCGCGATAGAACTGGCTGCGCGCCTGCCGGTTCACTCGGGCCGCGCGCTCGATGCGCTCCCGCTCCTGCCGAGAGAGACGCACCGAGACGGTCGTGCTGATCGTCTCGGCGCGTAGCTTGCGACTCACCGCAGCCGGCCCTCCAACTCGTCGGCGTCGTCGACGTCGACAGTAGCGACGGCCGCCAACGACGGCGCTGGAGCCTCGGCGACCATCTCTGGCGCTCCGTCCTCCGCTCGCAGCATCGACACCGATCGGCCGCCCGTGGCCCGCGCCAGCGTCTCGTCGAGTGTGGCGATGCGGTCGATCAGGCCCGCCGCCTTGGCTTCCTTGGCCGGCAGCACCCGCCCCTCGCCAAAGCCGTTTCGCACGTCAGCAGCCGACACGCCGCGGCCCCGCGCGACGTCCGCCGTGAACTTCGCGTAGGCCTCGTCGACGCGCGTCTGGATGGTCGCCCGCGCCTCGTCCGACAGCGGCTCGAACGGGTTGCCCTCCGTCTTGAACTTCCCCGCCTTGATCATCGAGACCTTGATGCCGTCCTTCTCAAGCGCGGCGCTCACGTCTTGATGCACCGAGAAGACGCCGATGCTCCCCGCCGACCCGCTCGGGATGCTCACGATCTCGTCGGCCTGTGACGCCAGCCAGTAGGCCGCCGACGCCGCGAGGCTGTTGACCTGCGCGATCTGCTTTTTCACCCCGCGCAAGGCGAACATCTGCGCGGCCAACTCCTGCACCCCAGGCACCGTCCCACCGGGCGAGTCGATGTCGTAGACGATAGTCCCGATGCTGTCATCGGCCGCGACCTGCGCCAGCATCGACGCGATCATCTCGGTCGACGTGCCGCCGCTAGACGCCTCCAACTGGTTGGCCCGGTGCGCGATGACGCCGCGGATCGGGATGACGGCCACACCCCCGCGTGTCGACGCGCTCTGCACCGACGTGCCGGCGCCGCCGATGCGCGCTTCGATCTCTTCCGCGCTCAGCCGCTCGCCCCTGACGTGCCGTACGAGCACCGGCAACAGTTCGGCCCACTTGCTTTCGGTGATCGCCCACAGGGACGCGCCGACATACCCCAGAATATTCAGGTCTCTCATGCTGCCCTCTTCCCGGCCAAGTCGGCCAAAAACGCCGCGAACCGTCCCTTTGTGACGCCCCATCCCGGCACCTCATCCACGAGCATCCAGCCCTGACAGGTGCTCTTGTTCCTGAACTGGTCCTGCGACCACCGGGAGCGCGTCAGGTTCGCCCCATGCCGCACGTCCACGTTCGGCCACGGCGACAGCCATGTCTCGGCCGTGCGCGTCTCGAACGACCGCTGCGCCTTGTTGGTCCCCGGCTCGAAACCCAACTCGCGCGAGAAGCCGTGCTCTGCGACCAGCGCCACGCGCTTGCGGTAGTGATCCACCAGCAGGTCGCGTGAGGCGCAGAGACCGGAGACCTGCGAGCAGTAGTAGAACAGCGCCTGCCCGGTCTGCGCGTCCACCTTGAACGTGTGCTGGTTGTAGTAGAACGTGTCGGCGCGCGGCGGCGTGAACTCGAAATGGCTCTGGTGATAGAGCACATCGTGTTCGCAGTGATAGATGACATCCGCCGTCGAGGCTTCAAGGGCCGCGAGAATCTGGCGGAACATCGTCAGATAGCCTCGCTCGGCGTCGACCGTGACGGTCGTCCAATGCGCTGGCGTCACGCCGCCAGGGAGGACCGCGGCGACCACCGGCAGCCCGGCCGCGTCAATCTGTCTAGCCACCGCCTCGCGGATGGCCGGCGGCGTGCGGTTGTCCGTGTAGTAGATGATCCCTTTGCTCACTGCACGGTCGGCAGAGACAGCCCACTTCGCCCCCGGCAGTATGGGCAAGGTCGCCCGCGCAGTCCCAGCAGAAGACGAACCGGCAATCACAGCAGGGCTCGTAATGCGGGGTGCGCTTCCGGCATCGCCGGCAGACGCCGAGGGCGGGACGGTCCCCGTTGAAACTGTCGCCATCGCCCCACCGCCTGACGTTTCCGTGTGCGTCGCACTCCATTCGCGTCCCGCCTCCTGCACCTGCGCCAACGCTTCCGCGCCTTCGGGGCCGTGCCAGCCCGTAATCGGCGCGAACTTGTCAATCAGCCACGACAACGGGCGCACCTGCCCCGGCCAGCGATTGTGCAGCCAGAGATCGCGCGAATACTTGCGGGCGCGTTCCTGATCGGCCCCGCTGATCCGATACGGAAAGCCGAAGTCGCCGCCTTGCGTGCGAAACATGTGCGCGAACCATGTCCGCTTGTTCACGACCTGCCGACCGCCAGAGAGCCACGACTTGCAGGCAATCTCAACGCCAAACTGTCCCCAGGAGCCGTGCGTCTCGTCGAGGCCGCCGAGTTCGTCGAACCGCGCCCGGCGCATCACGAAACACGCGCCCACGCTCGACAGCACATCCGCGATCTCGCCCTTCGACTCTGGCCGCTTGCCGCACTCGGGCCAGTATTGGAAGTGCAGCGTGTGGTCGAACCGCGCGAAGTCGGTCTTGCGGTTCTCGCGTGCCGCCCACAGCATCTTGCGGACGAACGGCCCGCCCGGTACATGCGCCGTTTTCGCGCACGTCTCGCAGAGCGTCGGCGTCGGCCCCTGGTAGGTTTCCGCCCCGCAGCCCTCGCACTTCCAGTTAAAGGCGTGCAGGTTGAACATGCGCGGGATCTGCGTCACGTCGTGGCCGAGTTCGTCGCCGGCCGCGACCACCTTGGCGTCGAAGCCATCGTCAATCGAGCAGTGCGCGTCGAGCTTGCAGACGTAGCGCCCACGGCTCATCCGCACGCCGAGGTTCGTCGCCGCCCGCTGGCCGATGACCGTATCCAGCCGTTCGACGCGCAGCCGCGGGTCGTCCGGCAGTGGCGGATTCGCGTGCGGATGGCTCGAGCACGTCGCCCCGTCCACGATGGCGATCACCTCGGTCTGCCGGCCGGTATGCGCGAGCACATCCTCCACCGTGCGGCGGAAGAACATCTCGTGGCGGCCTGGGATGACGATCGAAAGGTCCATCAGTTGTCCCGCAGCACAACCCAGTCGTCGCCGTTGAGATCGCCGTCGCTCACGAGCCAGGTATGCAGCGTGCCCTTGGTCGAGATGTGCAGCAGGCCCGCGTGCAGGAAGCCGTAGTCGTGGGCATGGTCGCCAGTCCACGACAGGCGGCGCACGCGACAGCCCTCGATGATGCGCGTCATGGCTTCCGGGAATCCGAACGTCTCGTAGTCGCTCACGCGGCCTCCTTGCCGATCAACGTTCGCGCGAGCGTGAGTGCTTGCGCGATGACTTGGTGCATGTCGTAGTAGCGGTAACTCCCCAGCCGACCGATGAAGTGGACGTCTGGCACCTCGGCGGCGAGCGCGCGGTAGCGATCGGCCAACGCCTCGCTGATCGCGGTCGGCACGGGCCAGAACGGATCGCCGTATTCCGTTGGGTATTCGTAGGCCAGCACACGGACGTCGTGGACCTGCCCAGTCATCTGGCGGAAGTCGGCAACGCGCGTATATGGCACATTGGGCGACGGGTAGTTCACGACGCCGGCCGACCTCTCGTATATGGCGGCACCGAACTTGAACCGAGCCGACCGATACGGCAGCTTGCCGTAGCACTCGCCGAACCAGCCATCGATCGATCCGCTGTAGACCACCGGCCCAGTCCAGCCCTGCGCCATCACGCGCTCGTGTGGCGTGTTGAGTTGCACCGTGATGCCGGGATGGTCAAGGATGCGCTCGAACGTCCGCGTGTAGCCGTCCAGCGGGAGCCCCTGATACGTGTCGGCGAAGTAGTAGGGGTCGCGGTTCTGCCGCACCTTCACGCGCGCGAGCACGGACGGGTCGAGCTGATCGGCGAACGGCCCCCACTGCTTCCGCGTGTAGGGCGTGTAGATGGCCTCACGCGCAGCCTGTTCCCCGCCCAACGCTTCCATCGTGTCGAGGTTGATCGGCACCGGCACGAGCTTCCCGCCCACCCATGCCAGCACGCGATGTCGGTAGGGGTGCCACGCCGTGAACCGCGACACCCACTGCCAGACGCGCTCCGAGTTCGTGTGGAAGATGTGCGCGCCGTACTTGTGGACGAGCACGCCCTCTGCCGTGTAGTAGTCGTAGGCGTTCCCGCCGATGTGGTCGCGCTGCTCCACGACTAGCACGCGCCGGCCCGCGTCCGCGAGTTCGCGGGCCACCGTAGCGCCCGCCCAGCCGGCGCCGACGACGAGGACGTCAGCGTCCAACGGTCGCCTCCCACAGCGCATCCGCGCCGCCCCACGGCGCCAAGTCCGTCGCGATCAGGTCGCCGTCTTTGGTCGCGCGTCGGCCGCGAATGGACAGGGCGTGATTGATAGTGACGTTGGGCTCGATGGTGCGAACAAACGCCAGTTTGCGCGGAGCCAGCTTGAGATTCTTCTCGTAGCGCCCCGGTTCGCCCCACCCCATCTTGAACAGCACCGGATCGGCAATCCGATCTGGGTATTTGGCAAACCGTTCTTCAAGCGCGTCAATCAGCAGCGCCCGCGGCGCGATGCACTGCGCGAACTGCGTTCGCTCTCGGAAGTAGTAGAACGATTCACGCCGCTTCCCATCCGCCGACAGCCGCCGCGACAGCACCCACCGATGCCGGTTGTAGATGAACGTGTCCACCGGAGGCCGCAGCGTCCAGTGCTCGCGGCAGTAGAGGCTGTCGTCCTCCGCGCACGCGACAAACTCCGTCGTGGCCGCACGCGCGGCGATCAGCGCGTTTTGATAGACCTGCCACGCGCCCTGTTGGACATCCCCGACGCAGATGTTCCGCCCGACGTCCACCGGCTGATGCGTCACGCTCACGATGGGCACACCGGCCGGCAACGACGCCACAAGGCGCGACCGAATCGCCTCTGCGAAGGATGGCGCGATGCGGCACGCCGAGTAGTAGAGGATTGTGAGGTCGGTCATCGTGACCGCCGCGCGCCCGTGCGCGTGAACGTCAGCGCGGAGCACTTGAGGTAGTTGTCGGGGATGTAGCGCACGCCGCCGAGACACGCCAGCAGGTCAGACAACGCCATCTGGTCATGGAGCAGCCACCGAGTTTTCGCAAGCCACACGAGTTCCAGTGCATCGCGGACGCACTGGGATGGCCGATACGCGAATGCCGTGCTCGCCACGAGCCGCGCGTTTGGATCGCACCGAGCAAACGCCTCGTCGAGCCACTCGCCGCCATAGCGCGAAGTGAGATACGTCTCACCTGGCCGCGCCATCCGCGCCCGCATGAACTCGTACTCCTCGCGCACCGTCTTTCGCTCGGGATGCGCGAACACGGCGATGTCGCCGTCGCCCAACTGCTCGAGGAACCACGCCGCGCAGGTCGGCGTCGGCGCACACGAACCGTCGATCCAGATGTAGACGTCGTAACCGGGCCGCAGGTCGAAGCCGAACCACTTCGGGATGCCGCACTGCAGCCGTGACGTCATCGCCAACGGACGCGGCGGGAAGTTCGCGTCGGTGTAACGGCACACGTCGACCGGCACGGTCTGCTCGGGCCACTCGTTCGGCACGTCGTAGCCGCCCAGATTGGCCGAGATCATCGCAATCTTCACTGCTTGATCGGCTTGTCGCCGCTCCGATGCACGGGGTCAGGCACGACGTAGAACCACGACCGGCCGTCGTCTCGCTTTTCTCCGGGCACCTTCTCTTGACGCCCGAGTACGAACCACGGCGCGATCTGGTAGGCGTCCGTCCACGCATGGATCGCCTGCGGGACGTGCATCAGACTCGGGAGCTTCGCCTTGATGTAGTCGTGGCCCGCGACAATTCCGCCCGGACGCACCTTGCGGGACCACGCCTTCAGATCCGCGACGACGCTGGCGATGTCGTGCGCGGCGTCGATGTAGACGAAGTCGAGCGACCCATCCGCGAACGTCTCAGCGGCCGGGACCGAGAACGACCGCAGCAGCGTCACGCCGCCATATGGCTTCAGGCGTTCCGTGGCCTCGGCGTAGAACCGATCCAGCTTCGACTGCGAGACGTGGTCCCGATAGCCGTGGTAGGCCGTCCACGCATCGACGCAGGTCAGCCGCACGCCGGGGTTCTGTTGCGCCAGCACTTCGGAGTAGTGCCCGCGCTCGACGCCCACTTCAACGCCGCGCTGGTGCCCAAGCTCGTAGAACAGCCGCGCCAGCGTGACGCGATCCGTGTCGGGAATCTCGACGGGATTGCGCCCGCCGAGGCGCACGTCCCACTTGGTGACGATGTAGGTGATGGCGTCCATGCGCGTTAGAGATGGGCCGGAATCTCGGAGTCTGGGCGGTTAAGAAAGTCGACTCGATGCCGCGCGTCCTGCCAGTCGGACGGCCAGTGCTCCGCCTCGGGGATGTAGGGCAGCAGGTGCGCGAAGATGTCCATGAACTGCGCGAACGTGCGCCGCGCATGCGGCATCCGGTCCTGCATCCAGTAGTCGGTGGCGTAGGCTTCCGACTTGCGCTTCTTGTCGAGGCTCAGGAAGAAGCCGCGCCCAGACCGGCCGTTGACCGTGTGCAGGTCGTTATTGCCCTTGTGGAGATGCGCGTACCACGTCTGCTTGTTGATCACGACCCGCCCGCCGCTAATCCACTGGCGCATCCCGACCTCGATGGCCTCCGAGTAGAAGTAGTAGTGCTCGTGGTCGAGCGGACCGAGCCGCAGGAAATTCGCCTTGGGCGTGAACCAGCACGAGCCCTGAAACGACATCAGATCGTCGACCGGCAGATGCGCCCGCTCGGCGTTGATGCGCTTGTTGGTGCGCCAATCAAACGTCTTGCCGTGCAGGCCGTAGCCGTACATCGACCGTGAGTACGGGAACGTCAGATAGTGGTAGTTGAAGTCGCGCGGACGGACCTGCCACGTCGCCCCGTCGAGGCTATGGCGCGTCGGCACGCTCACCCAGTCCTCGGCGCAGTCCTTGGCGAGCAGAACGTCCCAGCCCTCGCCAAACCGGCAGTGGGCGTCGCACTTCATGATGTATTCGCCCGTCGCGATCTGCACGGCGTCGTTTGTGCTCGGGCGCATGTTGCGCTGCGTCTGGTTCACGATGACGCGCACGCGCGGGTCCACCGGCAAGGGCGGGTCTTGCGTCGGCCCAGGCAGACCGCCAATCCCGTCGACGATGGCGATGATCTCGACGTCGCCACGCGCCTGCGCCAGCAGGTCGGCAATCGTCGCGGCCATGAATCGCTCGTTACAGCCAGGGATGATGACTGAGACACGCCCTGGATGGGCGGGTGTGTAGCTCACGCGGCCTCCTGTAGCGCAATCGACGCCAACTGCTCGGCGTAGCGCGGGGCCAGCCAGTGCTCGGCCACGCCCACGCCGTCTGCGATGACCTGCGCCGCCTGGTTCGAGCAGTAGGCTTTCGCCTCTTCGATCGACAGCTTGAGCGAGTCGCTCACCAGCACGACGTGGTCGGCATAGAACTCCGTCACGGCCACCGCGAAGGCATCAGAGTCCTTGGCGTGTCGCGCGGCCATCTGCTGCACCGCTCGCGCCTCTTTCCGCAGGACACGCGCCGCCGACTCGATGGCAATCGCCTGCGCCTTCTGTGACGGCTTGGACGGCCCTGCGGGCGGGTCTGTGTGTCCGGCCGGGTCTGGGCTGCCCGTTAGATGCGCCGGCTCGAGCGGGTCGTCGAGCCCGTCGAGGGCGCTCATGTTCTCCTTGCGCCGGACCTCGTTTCGGGTGAACGTGCCCGTCGACACGGCCACCTGATAGCCCTGCCACCGCGCCAGGAAGTCGCCGCGCACCAGCGCATCGCGCTGGAACTCGCAATAGAACCGGGACGTGTTCAGCACCAGCTGGTCGCTCAAGGCGAACTCCCACAGGGACAGCCACGGCCCGAGCGAGTAGGTCACGAAGTCCTGGCCTTGCTGCTCGATGTTTGAGAACGTCGCGCGCTCAAGGTCGCCGATCATGTGCGGCGGCACGCCCAGCCACCGCGCGATGTCCGTGACAGAAAACTTCCGCGACAGGATCATCTGGAAGTCTTCCGGCGTCAGCTCGTTGGGCGTCCATGTCGCACCCTGCTCGAGCACCTTCGGCAGATGCCAATCGCCCGCCGCAGAGATAAACGACTCAGCCATCCGCCTTGACGCCTCGGGATTCAGCAGGCCGGGCACCGTGATCGCCCCGCCGTTCAGCGTGCCGCGGCCGAACGTCATCCCGGCGTACCGCTCGACGGCCATCGCCAGGCCGAGGTTGTCTCTGGCATAGGCGAGCACCCCCTTGCCCACGATGCCGTCGTCGCTCGGCCCCTTGAGGTGGAAAATGTCGTCCTGTGTATAGGACGTCACGTCTCCGTTGGTCCCGCTCCGCACGCGATACGCGAGCCGCGACGACGGCAACTGCACCACCTCGACGCGGCGCGGGTGAATCGGCCGCAACTCATGCACGAATCCGCGCTGGCCTGACACGATCAGGCAGTAGGCGTTGCCGTGGTCGATCAGATGCCCCATCAGCTGCCGCCGCCACCCAAACGAGTCCTGCCAGCCGTTCGGCTTGTCGTGCAGGACGTCATAGAGCGGGTTGCCGCGGGCGGCCTTTGCGCCGCGGTCATTCGGGAGCCGCTCGTAGACCTGCAGCGGCAGCATCGCCAGCGACGTGCAGAGCAGGTCGCGGCCCCGATACCACGCCGACAGTTTGCGCGCCCCGTCCGCGTCGACGGCAATCCCGGCCGGCACGCCCGCCGTGCGGTCGGCGTACCAGTAATCCGCGTCTGGCGGATAGCTCGCAAAGCCGCCCGAGTCTGCGCGCAGCAGCCCGTCGAAGAATCCCATGCGCTACCCCTTCCTCACATGCGGCCAGAGCCACGCCGACAACGCCAGCAGGCCCCCCACCATCCACGCGGCCGGCGCCCACCACTGCGCGACGCCATAGAGCAGCCCCACCAGGCCCACCGTCAGCAGCACGTCCCGCCCGTCGATCCGCCTCACTTGAAACGATCTCCCAGAGCATCGGCGATGAAAGTCGAACGCCTCGCCGATTTAACAGACATTGTCGCGGCGGTCTGTCTCGCTTTTGCCCTGCTATCGCTGCCAGCTTCAGAAAGGCTTGACGTGGGCACATAGTGAGCCCTTGACGATCTCATTCGCGCGATGACTCGGAAATTCCATCGTCCGAGATTGGTTTTACTCACTGGCCCAACTCCCGCACGCCCCTGTCGAGATAGACCAGCGCCGGCTGCTTCTCGCGGCGCACTACGGCCCAATCCATCCCGGTGTAGAGCGCTGCCATGCCGTCGATCTTCTCTGGCGCCCGCTCCTTGCTCACCCGTTTCTCGCCCTTCATGCCCTCGACAAGCACCACATTCGACGCCATCCACGACAAGATCGGATGGTTGCCGTGGCACAACGCCCCGGACACAATCAGTTCGTGCGTGCGCTTGATCGCCTCATGAAGCGCGAAGCCCTGGAGGGTCTTCACTACCTGCACGCCGGCCGCCATCAGGTTCTGAGCCATCTCGTTGGCCGAGCGTGGGTCGTAGGCAATCGCCTGCAGCCCATCGGTGGCGCAATCCTCGAGGATGGCTTCTCGGATGAGGCTGTAGTCGGTCACGTCTCCATCGGTGACGGTCAGTAGCCCGCGCCGCATCCACTCGCCATAGGGCCGATTGGGAAACTGTTCCAGCGCCGAGCGTGGAATCCAGAACCGCGGCTTGACCGCGACGCGCCCGTCGTCGAGTAGATACAGCCGCACCCACGCCGAGAAGTCATCAGACTCGCCGAGATCGAGCCCGCCGTAGCACGGCACGCCGATCAGATCGTCGTCATCCGGCATCGGCTGGCACGTCGCCCAGCGCCCCATGTCGATCGCCCGCGACTGCCCCTGCGTCCACACGCAGAAGTTGAACCGCTGCACATCAGAGACTTCCGACGGCATCCCGCGCGCCTGATCAACGCGCTCGCGGACGTACTGCCACGGCAGCGACACGCCCAGATTGGGATTGGCCTTGAGCCAATGCGGCCCCTCGGCATCCCAGCGGTCGCACGCCTCGCAGCCGTCCACCGGGAACCAGTGCCCCGCCTCGCGGTGCGCGTCGCACGGGTCCAACCCGGCGATGAACGCAAACCACGAATCGTTCGCCAGCGTCCCGTCGAGCACCTTGCGCGAATACTCGTGATGCTGCCAGCACACCGACGTGCGGTCGAATCCAGAGTTGGTCGGCTTGAGAATCAGCGCGTTCCGACGCCCCTTGGTGCCGGCCCGCATCTTGTTCACCACCACGGCCGTCGGGTGCTCGTGCAGCTCGTCGATCATCGCGCCGTGGACGCGTTTGCCGTCGAGGCCGCGCTTTTCCGACGAGATGGGCCGTAGAAATGACCCCGTCTCGAGCACGGCGAGATTGTTGACCTTCTGGTCGAGCAGCGCATCAAGCGCTGGTGACGCCTGCACCATGCGCTCCGCGTCGGTAAACGCTAGCTTGGCCTGGTCCCGCGTCGTTGCCGCCATGAACACTTGGGCGCCGCGCTCGCCGTCAGCCACCAGCATGTACAGCAGCACGCCGGCACACATCGGCGTCTTCCCTGACCCCTTGCCGATTTCGAGATACGCCTCCCGATAGCGTCGGAAACCGCCTGCGGCATACCAGCCGAACAACGACCCGACTACGAACTGCTGCCACGGCTCGAGCACGAACGGCCGCGCGTCCTGTGGCGCCTCTGACTTCGCGTCGCCCGCGTCGGTGTTCTCTGGCAGCACGAGCACCTCTGCGAAGAAGTCGATGACTTCCTGCGCCTTGTCCGGCATCCACGCCAGCCCGCGCCGCACGCCGTCGTCGAGGTCGGCCAGATGCCGCTGGCACGCTTGCCGCACCAGCCAGGACGCCACCGTGCGACCGGCCACGACATCGGTCGCGTAGCGCGTGACCGGGTCGAGCGCGGCCTTAGCCATGCTTCAAAAACCGGGACAGCGGGTTAGTCGGCTTCGCAGGCTCTTTGGCCGCCTCATGGATGGGCTTGCCGACCGGCGACAGCGAGAACCGCAGCAGGGCGGCGTCGACGCGCTGGATCATCCCGCGGTGGTCGGCCGAGCCAGGCTGGGAGCCCGCGAGCGACCGCTCAATGACGATGTAGCGGCACAACCGCTCGAACGCGAACGCCGTGCCTCGGGTCAGCGTGCGCGCCTCGAACGCCAACGGCGCCAACGCCTGCCAGATCACGAGCGGCTCGCCGTCTAGCCCCGCTGGCGGACCAAATTGCTCGATCTCGGCCGTCGCCGCAGCCGTATCGGGCCTCGGTCCGCGCCGATCCGCGCCACCATCCAACCCGCGGAGATGACTTGATTTCGGCTTCCGGCCCGCGCCAGGGCGGTACCCCCCGTGCCCACCAGCCATCGCTAAGCCGTTGCCTTTCTTGGATTTGTTGAATTGTTGAAAACGCGGTCGCGTGTGCGTGTGA